GGATATTTATTACGACAAACAAATGAAGCAATATGTTCCGGTAATGGATCCGGGAAAAATTATTTTAGATAAACTTAAAAGAGCAGACCAACCCAAAACAGACTTTGACGAGCAACAAGCTCGTGTTGCTTCTTCCGCAGCCGACAAATATCGCGAAAAAGCAAAAGTAGAAGATCCGTTTAGATCAGGAGCTTTCGGTTAGTATTTAAGAATACTCCGAATGAGATAGCGTGCCCTCTTACGTCCATCTTGCATATCGCCGGAACGCTAAAGCGGCTGCACGTAACTTTCAGGTAAAAGAGAATAAAAACAAAGATTTAATTGAAAGGGCCAGAGAAGATTTTGGTTTCTTCTGTGACTATGTCGCTGACAAGCCTCCCGCAGAACACCACAAGGACTGGCATCGGCACTTCGTAACAGGTGAAGACAGTAGCTGTTTAATTAAGATTGCTGGACCTAACGTTGATCTTCTTGCACCTCGTGGATCAGCTAAATCAACGGTCCTCGGCCTTCTAACTGCCTGGGCAATTGGCGTACACACTACTGCCAAGTTGCCTTTACAGATTCTGTATCTTTCATACACAGTCGATATCGCTCGATCCAAATCCGCGACAATCAAACGTATTATTGAAAGCAAACGGTATCAAGAAGTTTTTCCGACAGTCCGTCTTCTTAAGAACGTAACCAGTAACGAGTACTGGTCTATTGACCATAAGTTTGCAGGAATTGATACCACTGGTGAAGAACAGTTCACACTCTGCGCCGCAGGTCTAAAAGGTTCGGTGACCTCCAAGCGTTCTCATCTTGTGATGATTGATGACGCTATCAAATCTGCTGCTGATATTTCAAACCCTGACATCCGGAAACAGATGCAGGACAACTGGAACGCGGTTATTGCACCAACCATGTTTGAAGGTGCCAGGGCGATCTGTCTTGGCACTCGATTCCGGCACGACGATATTCACGCTACTACTTTCAATGAACAAAACAATTGGACTCAGATTGTTCTTTCTGCAATTTTGAATGACCCCAAAACAGGGGAAGAATATTCTTATTGGCCAGAGATGTGGTCACTGGATTACCTCAAGGAAAAGAAACACCAGGCTCCTATTGCCTTCTCGTTCCAGTACATGAACAAAGTCGTTCGACAGAACGAGCTTTCTCTGGCACCAGAACTGATTGTTAAAGCTGAAATTTCAACGGAATTTGATTGTCTTGGTTTAGGGGTTGACCTTTCTGCAGGCGTCAAAGAGAAAAACGATTACACAGTAATGGTGCTAGGAGGTCGTATTGACGATCGGATTCACATCATTGATTACAGGCGAATTCGGGTCATGGGCAACCTAGAAAAACTAGATGCCATGAAAGAACTGCTTAATGATTGGTCGATTCTTGGTCAAGACGATAACGGAAATTACTTTCCGACATATTCGACTTGCGATATCTGGTCAGAAGCAGTCCAGTATCAGGCTTCCCTCGAAGCAGACTTCAAGCGGGTTTGCCTTAATAACGATGGACTCTATAACTTGATTTGGCATCCAGTGAAGGGATTCCGTGCAGACAAGCTCGCACGTTTTAGAGGAATCATCGGCATGTTTGAAGATCGGAAAATCATTTTCAACCGGTACCGGAACTTCACAAATCTCTTCGAGGAACTCACGAACTTCGGAGTTAGTAGCCATGACGATTGTGTCGACGCGTTGGTTTGGCTGGTAAATGGCCTAGCTAGAAAGGGCAAACTTCAAGTTGATTTCTAGCTTTAGAATTGAAAAAAAGCGAAACGGAAAGTGGGCACAGAGCTATTAGCAGTGGGGCTAACAGCTATCATTTCTGCATTTTCGGGCGGCTCCTGGGTGGCCAATCGAATCCTTGATAGACAGAAAGAGAAGCTAGATCAAGCGTTTAGTTATATTGGTTCACAAAAAAGGCGCATTGACTGCCTTGAAGATGAAGTGAAGCAGTTGCCCATGGAATACGTTTTAAAAGTTGATTTCCTTCGGGAGATCCAAGAGATGCACGAGAATTTTAGACAAATAAATAATAAGCTTGATAAGCTTATGGAAAAGCTGTTGTCAAAATGAGCTACATTTTGGAGGTCCAGGAAGACGAAAACGGTGATCAGTTTATCGTCCTTCCTGATGAAGTAATAGAAGACCTCGGGTGGCAAGAAGGTGATGTGCTGAATTGGGATGTCCGTGGAGAAGGTATCGTGATCAGCAAACTTAACGATTCTTCTAGCTACGAAGTTATAGAAGAGTAAAATAAAAATATCGAGAAGTAAGTAAATGTATTACGCCGGTGAATCCAATGTCCCTGGTGCTCCGGGCAATCTTTTGGCTGGTAACCCTAGTTTTGATATCCGCCGTGGATCTGGTGCGCTTGGCGGACGATCTGGCGAACAGCTACGCCGAATTTATGAAGGCGGCACGCAAGAAAACCAACAACTGAACCAAGAGCTTCGCCAACGCGGCATCATGCCTGGTGGCCCTCAACTCCCGATGGCTTACGGCAGCAGCAACCTCCCTGGCGCAATCGGAAACATGGGCGGCCTTCAAAACGCTCAGTTCTATATGGGTCCTCAGTTCGGTCAGGTTCCTACCGGATTCCAAGGTAAATACGTCTCCTGAAATGAAAACGAAGAAGCTGGTAAAGAAAGCGGTTAAGCATCCTGAGCTGTATACGCCAGAGGAGCTTGGTTACTTTCGGTGTTGGCTTTCCAGTAATAAACAAAACAAGAAAACTGCTAAGATCAACAAAAAAGGGAGTTAATAGTTAATGGCTACGGACGCTAAGGCTCGACTCCAGGAGATCATCGACGCCTACATCAATAAAGATACGGGCGCTGTAGTCGACACCAGCGTGGTGGCATCTCACCTTGCTCAGATGAAGTTGTTTGGTATCCGTCAGGGTATCGAGTTTTTTCCTAGTCAAGACAACTTCGGAAATCAACGCAAGGATTTTATTGACCGTGTAATCAAATACAACCAGCTGGATACGCGTCTCGATTCCATCTGGGATTACTTCTTATGTGATGGCAAGGGCCTCTTCTACATCCGGCCTACCCGTAAGAACTATCGTCTTTACTATTTTCGAGAGCACGAATACCGCACTTTCTACAACGTAGACGGTGAACTGGAAGAAGTTCTGATCATCTATAGCTACAAGGTTCGCCGTGGTTTCGGTTTTGGCGACAACATCAATGTCACCAACGTAACTGGCCAGGCAACTACTGCAGACCAGGGTGCAAAACGTTATATCAAGCTTTCCATTAAGGCTGGTGAAATCGAAGAAACTCACTCAGAAGGTGAGATGTCTTTCGAGATGCCTTCCTATACGGCTCCCGGAAAAAACAAAAAATTCAAAAACTCTCTTGGTTTCATTCCTTGCGTTGAAATCTTCAACAACCCCAAAGGCTTTGCCATGGAAGGGGTCGGTGAGTTCGATTGCGTAGCCAATCACGTCGTCACTCATGATGACCTTGTCCGCACGATGCGGAAGAATATCACTTTCTTTGGTAATCCAACGCTCCTTTCATCCAGGCCTAAAACAGATTTGATGGAAAGCGGAGGAGACTCCGTCATTCAACGTCCTTCAATTGCAGCAAACTCAGGCTTCGGTAGTCCCAGTGCTTACAGTCGCTCCACATTTAAGCAAGATCCTATTTCTCGCGGTGTTGACGGAAGTATCCGTGTACCCCGAGTTATTGCAAACTTGGAACCAAACGACCGCGTTGGTTACATTGTTCCCGACGCTATTACTGGTGACCAGAACGCTTTTGCCCGGCAGTACCGGGAAGAGATCCGGACGGCGCTTGGTGGTGTGGATGAGCTGTCTATTTCTGCTGGCGTTACTGCAACTGAATACAAGTCTCTGTTCGGACGCGTCTCAGCTACAGCAAAGAAAAAAGCCAATTCCATTTACACTCATGGCATCTGCCGTTGTCTTGAGCTGATTATTTTCCAAGAAGAAAAGCTGTTCCGTGAATCATTAGCGGCAGCTGCTGGGATCGAAAAGCCGATTGAACCAGGCCCTGAAGCTTCGGCGGATGAGCTGGATCTTTATCAGGCTGCTCTTGACGGATTCAATCAGCAAATCAAACAGCTGATGATGGCATCTGTTCAAACTCAGCAAATTCCTCCCGGAGTTACTGGTCTAATTCCGGATGGAGATGTCACAATGTTGTGGCGTTGGACGGGTCCCGTATACGAAGATTCGACGCAAGATATTCTTAACAACTCAATTGTTGTAAGAAATTTGCAAGAATTAGGTGTTGATAGCATTGAAGCACTGAAATACCTCTTCCCGTCTAAGACGGATGAGGAAAGAGCCGAGATGTTATCTGGGTTCCCGTTCAGGATGGTGAACGAATTACAGGGTGCATACTCTCAATTCGCTCGCTTAGTGGGAGGCATGATGCAGACCCCCCACCCGCAATCACCGGATTTACCGATGGCTGCGGATCCGAGATTGGATTT